TAAGGCGCGGGGGAAGTATCGCGTTGATGACCGCGACGGTCAGGGTACATGGATTTGCGTCTGCGGCAGCGGCGACGGGATGAAGCTGCTGACCCTGACCCAGCCAAAAAGCTTTTCCGCCATCTGCGCAGAAGTGGACCAGCTTATCGGGAATAACTATCAGCGCATCAACGTGCCTGCTAACAGTTCGGCGGCGCGCCAGCGCCAGCGGGTCATCAGTAAGTTTTCCAAGCTGCTCGATTTACGGGGAACCGGTGCGGTGGGTTACCTCCTCCAGCGCGGAATAAGCCGACTGCCGGCGGAAGGCATTCGCTTTTGTGACCGCCAGCGCCATGCGGGTCGCGTTTATCAGGCTTTGTATGCCCTGGCTACCGATGACAAAGCTGAGCTTTGTTACCTGCACCAGACGCTGCTGGACGGCGACAGGAAGGCAGATATTGATAGCGCCAAACGTCTTAAGTCGCTTCAAGAGGACAGCTATTTGGATCACGCCCGCTCTGTGGCCATTCGCATGTTTCCGGTATCAACGACGATCGGCATCGCTGAAGGTATCGAAACAGCGCTCTCCTGTTATCAGGTGTATGGCGTCAATACCTGGGCGGTAATCAACAGCGGGTTTATGAAGAAATTCCGGGTCCCGGCAGGTGTGAAGCATCTGATTATTTTTGCCGACATGGACAAGCACTCTGCCACTGGACATGCCGCAGCATTCGAGTGCGCCCATGCAAACTTGTTAGCGAAAAACGACCTGGTAAAAGTCAGTATCCGCTGGCCCGATAACGGTGATTTTAACGACATGCTCATGAACGGTGATCAGGTTCGTGAGCAGGTATTTTACAAAAAGGTGGCTGCATGAAACTTGAAGCATCGTTAAAGCATTTCAGCCCGCAAGGCATGCATATCAGTGACGACGTGAAAAGCACATCACCGAATCGCCTGAACGGTACAGATATCATGACAGGGATCGGCGTTACCAGCAGCCGGGCGCGGTTCGGGCTGTCGGCGTTCTTCGGTAAGACGGGCATCAGTAAGACCGATGAGCAGCTGGCAGTTCAGGCGCTGGCGCGACATGCCATTGATACAGCCCCTAAAAACGTACGCAAAGCCGCTGGGCATGCGCTGGGACGCTGCTGCCTGATTCTGGCGCAGTTTGCCTTTGCGGAGTATTCCCGTTCAGCGGAAACAACCGGGATCTGCACGGCATGCGAGGGGGCTGGTTTAACCAAATCAGTTGAGGAGGTTGTTAAGCACCCCGGAATATACAAAAGCGACGGCGAGGAAATTGTCGCCCCGATTATCAGGCAGGAGATAGTATTACGGCAGTGCGTTGTATGCGATGGGAAGGGGGCCATTAACGCCCGCTGCCGCTGTGGTGGCTCTGGACAGGTTCTGGATCGAAAAGAGACCAAAGAGCACGGGGCACCAGTTTACAAGGCGTGCGAGCGTTGTTCGGGGAATGGATTCTCAACGGTGCCATCCACAGCAGCTTACAAAGCGATTCTGACTCTCATTCCTGAACTGCACGTCAGAACATGGACCCGCAACTGGAAACCTTTCTGCGATGCGCTGGTGGACACCTGCCGGAAGGGGGAGGAACAGGCTGACAAGGAGTTTCAGCGAACGACAGCTTATTAATAAGATAGCGGCATTATTTTGCATTTTAGAAACAAAAAACTTGATTTTGTCCGAAGTTGTCGTGTAGTCTTTAAATCGTGGGATATAACGCCCATACGAAATCAATCAATGAAGCCCTGCCGCCTGGCGGGGTTTTTCTTTTCTGGGCTACGCATTTGCGTGGCCTTTTTCATTTGTGCCGCCAGAACGTCATTCACTTTGTGCTTTGTCGTTAATCCATCTGGCGGACATTCATACAGGCCCACTGTCTGACGGGCTCATAACCCAATCCGGACAGGTTAAAGAGCGTGGGATTTGTCACCCCACAATCGCTAACAGGGCCGCCTATTCCTTTCCCCCTCTTCAGAGAGGAACACACAGCGATAAAGAGGGGCTTATGTCCGCAGAACCGATCTCGGGTACCGCAGTTGCGTCGGCGGGGCTCGCTGGTGCCAGTGTATTTGGTCTGGCAACAGGCATTGATTACGGCGTCGTTTTTGGTGCCTTTGCTGGTTCCGTTTTCTACGTAGCGACCGCCGCGAACGTAACCCGGTTGCGGCTGGTGGCCTATTTCGTGACGTCGTTTATTGTCGGGGTGATAGGTGCCGGCCTTCTTGGGTCATACCTGGCGTCATGGACACACTATAGCGATCGCCCCCTTGACGCCCTCGGCGCCGTTATTGTTTCAGCGATAACCATCAAGGTCCTCACCTTCCTGAATAATCAGGAAATGAGCGGACTGATTGGCATGCTTTCCCGCATGCGGGGAGGAGGTTCAAATGGTAAATGATCCTTCAGCGCTGGCGAATGCCGTCATTTGCGCCGTCATTGTTCTGGCGTTGATGTTCTACCAGCGTGGTGGAGCCCGGCATCGCCCGGGAATATCTATGCTGGCTTATCTCATGGTGCTGGTTTACGCCAGCATCCCTTTCCGTTTCCTGTTTGGCCTGTACGAGTCATCACACTGGCTGGTGGTGCTGGCGAACATTCTTATCTGCGGCGCGGTTCTCTGGTTCAGAGGGAATGTCGCCCGTCTGGTTGATGCACTGAGGCACTGATGAACCAATCACAATTCCAGAAGGCGGCTGGTATCAGCGCCGGGTTAGCTGCGCGCTGGTTTCCGCATATTGATGCTGCGATGAAAGAATTCGGCATCACTGCTCCACTCGATCAGGCGATGTTCATTGCCCAGATGGGGCACGAGTCAGGAGGCTTTACCCGGCTGGTGGAAAACCTGAACTATGCAGCAGATAGCCTTGTGCCTACGTTCGGTAAACACCGTATCACCGCGCAGCAGGCCGCCGCACTCGGCAGAACGGCAACACAACCAGCTAATCAGCGAGCAATCGCGAATCTGGTGTATGGGGGCGAGTGGGGGAAAAAGAACCTCGGAAATCAGGTTGCCGGTGATGGCTGGAAATATCGCGGTCGCGGTCTGAAACAAGTTACGGGCTTGAGCAACTATCGCAGCTGCGGACAGGCGCTGAAGCTTGATCTTGTTACCCAGCCTGAGCTGCTGGAGCGAGATGATTACGCCGCGCGTTCAGCCGCATGGTTTTATGTTTCCCACGGTTGCCTGCTTCATTCCGGTGATGTTGAGCGCGTAACCCTGCTTATTAACGGTGGCCGCAACGGTCTGGATAAACGCCGAGCGCTGTTTAACCTGGCTAAATCAGTACTGGTGTGAGGTCGCTATGGGCATTGAAATGATTATTGGTCTGGCAACTGCGTTGCTGGCCATTGTCGCTGGCGCATTTGGGTTAGGCCATTCACGCGGGACAAGCAAGGCGGAAGCCAAAGCCGAACAGCAGCGCACCGAAGAGAACGCGGCCGCCAGCGCCGCCATGACGCTTTTACCCCTCCCCCCGCCTTCTCTGGCTGATAATGAGAAACGCTATCATTTCTCGATGATCCACAGGTTTCCGTTGGAAAGGGTGCTGGGTGTCAGTCGTTCGCCGACACCGAGGGCGCTGTCAGTTGCTCTGCTGTTACCAGATAACCCGACCTTCATTATCGAACTCTGTAACCGTTCCGCCCTTCTCCATGCGTTGCTTTACCGAGTCGTGGCAGCGCTTGCATAGCGATTGAAGATTGTCCGGGTCATGGAAGAGTGTTTCATCGCCCTTATGTGGGGTGACGTGGTCAACAATGGAAGCAGATACCACCTGGTTACGCCGGAGATGAAACTCACATAGTGGTTGCTTTTGTAGTTGGTGGTAGCGAAGACGGTACCACCGCTTGGTGTTGTATAGGCTATGCCACGGTGAATCAGAAGCCATAGAACCCCTCAAAGAATTCTTTTTACTGCGTTCCGGTAGCCCTTCTCAGCGCCTTCATATGCTGCATTTTTAATTTTTTCGAATACCTCATCCGAATGGTTTGCTTTCGAAATTAATTCGAGCGCCCGGGTCATCAAGATTAATTACCACCTGGTTTTCAACGGTGCTTTTATCCAGATTGAATACTGCAGTTGCCGTGGGAATTATATTTGGCTCGGTATTAATTATGACAGATGCCAGTCTATCGAGTAGTTGACCGTTAACAGCGATACCGAAGCCACAGAAGTGATCCCCACGGTAAAGCTTAGCAAGCTGAAATTTCATGGTCTCTCCTTAAGGTAGGTGACCCATACAGAATAATAAGCTGGGTGGATTAGATACAGCCCCGGCATAACGGAGAACGCCGCCATTCAAAACCTATATAAATCTCTGTCAATGGCGCTTTACCGACACCATTTGCAGAACTATATAAAAATTGAATTCACATTAGCTGTTTGCTTCAGCGCTGGTATCGAAGAGCGGCAGCGCTTCAGTTGCTTCCTGTACTGCTTTCATCGTCTTTGCCACTACCTCAGTTTCTGATGTGACGCGGCTGTATTGCTGGATGAATAGCTGGTACTTAAGCGGACTATCCTGAACAAACTCTACAGCGACTTTTGCGGCGGCAGTGTCATAGTTCAGGGTGGATAGCAGGTTCAGGCGAATCTGCTGGGCGTCGGTGATTTCGACCATGTCTTACCTCTAAGCGATGTGGGGAGCATTATCGAGCCACCTCTGGAAGTGGCTCTGTAATGCCTACTGCTCTTTGGTAAATGACGTTACACCGAGTTCAGCAAGCTGATGCTTTACCGCACCAATGCGTCGGCTAAGCTCACCAGTGACGCTACTGCGTACTGCATTAACAAAGGCATCATCCTGATAACGACTCTGAATCGTGACACCTAGCCCTTCCCCACGCGCGACGGTCAGGGTACATGGATTTGCGTCTGCGGCAGCGGCGACGGGATGAAGCTGCTGACCCTGACCCAGCCAAAAAGCTTTTCCGCCATCTGCGCAGAAGTGGACCAGCTTATCGGGAATAACT